TGGATCGTTCATTTTTAGCCGAATTAGGTCAGCACGACGGTAAACTCTTTTCGAACTCTCACCGCTTCCACCGCTATCGACTTGTACAGATTTCATCGTTTTCTGGCGATCCGTTGATGCTTGTTGGTTCGCTTGCTTCGTCTGAATACCACGCAACTCTTTATAGGTGGACAGCAATTCGTTAGCCGAATCAAAATCAAACTCTGCATCAGCGCGCTTAAATAAATCTAAGCGGATATTTGACGATTTAACCCAATTAACGAACCCATCATCTCGAACGACTTGCTCGAAATCAGGATGTGCCTGAGCTAACTTTTGCTGAGTCTGTAGCGCTCTCAACTCCATTGCTGCCTTGCGAGCTTCAATGATGTCAGGGTGCCTATCAATCGTATTACGAACTGCCTTTTGTGGGTCTTCATAGAAGTCCACTTCCGGCTCTTCCTCTGCAATAGGTTGCTGCCTAGAATTGAGGTTTTGCTTAATCAGTTCATCAGCCAGTTTCCGCACTTCGCCGACTTCTTGCGCTTGGCGTCCAATGACTTTTTCCGCTTCTTGGTGCATCTTCATAACGTCTTCAAGAGACTTATTCCGATACCTTTCAGGAAGGTCTGGTTTGTCATTACCAATCGTAGATTCTAGCTTGGCTTCTTCTGTCTCTAACTCAGAAGGCAACTCATTTTCTGGATCAACTAACATATTAGGTTTCCTTTTCCTGCCATCTTTTGGTTCCCAGGATAATAATAAACAGGCCAGAATCTGGTTATCTGTTCGCTTTTTGCTCCGCAGCGAGTTTTTCTCGATGCCTACGGTCAAATTGGGCTGCGGCGGTCGGGAATGCCCCCGACCAACCCTCCAATAAAAACGCTGGAGCGGATATTACACGGTGGGCGTTACCACCGCACTCGCATTGAACTTGAACCAGCTCATAACTAGTCAACTTTTCAATACGATGCCCATTTTCACAGGCAAATTCATACATTCGGCGCATTTAAATCCTCATAAGCATCTGAGCTGACTTGTCGCAAGTTTTTCAGCCATAGCAAGATAGAAAGCTCGCCCTTCTTGAATTGTAAACTTTTTTCGTCTTCAACAGCAGAAAGATTATTCAATGCGTTTACCATTTCGTCAATGTCTTCTACCAAATCAAGCCACCCTTGAGTGGCCATCATAGAGAATCTATCTTCGTAATATTTTTGCAACTCAGGCGTCATTTAAAACCCATGAAGTTGTGGCTTCGTCCCACGAATACATACCGCCGTCTGTTGGCATCGCTACTGGTGCTTGCCAAACAACATTAGAATCTAATATCCAACTTGGATACGGCTGCGGAGGAACAAAAGCATCAATATCTTCACGGTATATGTAGCCTATGCCAGCGCAATTACCGCGAAACGGAATGCCACCATTTAGGTGAACATTTCCTACAGTGTTATAGCTAGTACGTTTGCATACTTGACCACGCACATCACTATATTGTTGTTCCCAATTGTCAATACCATCATCACCTTCGTTTTTGCCTGGGATAACTTCTGTAACTACATTATTGCTATCTAAAAATGCGTAGTGTGCCATATCAATCACCATGAAATAGTACCTGTACCGCCGGTAAATTTATAAATGGTATTACCGCCAGACGTTGTTTTTGTGTATACCAATGTGCCGCCAATAGAAACCAAATCAGCATTAGTCGATGGGTAGCTAATAATTACAATACCGTCACTGCCGTTACCTCCGGGAGGGCTACCCGCCGCAGTAGCACCACCGCCACCAGAACCTGTATTAATGACTGCATTAGAGGCAGGAGAAGCACCAGCAGGGCCACCAATACCGGAGCCTCCTTGACCTTGCACGGTATCGCCATTGCCGCCGCCTCCACCTGCGTAAAAAAGTAAAGTTCCACTTATTGACGTTGAATTGCCGATACCACCATTACCGCCAATGCTTCCTATCGCAACGCCATTACCACCTGCACCACCTGCGCCACCGCCGCCGCCCATATTTGCGCCGTAGTTGCTTGCAGCGGAAGCACCACCTGCATTACCTTGACCAGCCGTACCAGCGGCATTTGTAAGGTCGCCAGAGCCACCACCCGACCCGCCCGTACCTCCAGCCACACCTATAGCACCACCAGCACCTGACTTAGCTCCAAAACCACCACCAACAGACGTAATTGAAGCAAAAACAGAATCACTACCCGGATTCCCGTTATTATTTCCAGATGCTCCACCAGCACCAAATCCACCAACAGTAACTGTGTAGTTAGTTGATCCAGCAACACTTAATGTAGATTCTCTATAACCACCAGCACCACCGCCAGCGCCTGAAGATGAGCCGCCTTGACCACCCGCACCACCGCCCCCGCCGGCCACAACAAGGTAACTTACGCTTGATGGAGCGCCAGCAACAGCACGACCACCAGCAACAAACATATTCATAATGCCACTCATGACACGTTTCCTGTCACCACACAAACCGTGCCGCTAATAAACAGTACCGTTGCAACACCTCTAGTAGCTAGAGTCATCGTTGCTTTGTCTGCATCAGTACCAGCAATGTAAGCCGTGGTAATTGAGCAGGTAATCGTAATGTTGCCGCTTGTATTGTTGAAGATAGAAATTGCGTCGCCTTCAGTAAATGTAGCGTCAGGGATTGTTATAGAGCCACTTGTGCCTACTTGTACATACTTACCCACATCAGCCACAGCTAACGTGTAAGAGCTTGTCTTAGTGCCTACAGGCGGTAAATCACGGTAGCCAATAGGGTTAGTGCCATCAACCGTACAGTTAGTTAGTGTGCCTGAACTTGGTGTACCTAATGCACCACTCGGTGCAACGAAATCTGTGCCAGCTGTAGCGGCAGACGCTACGCCTGATGTAGCCTTAACCAAACCAGTTAGCGACGCACGTTTGATTAGCTTACCGGTCGTGCTGTTAAACAGCGCTAACTCGGAATCGACCGACGATGCTGGGCCTGATACGTCACCAGAGCCACCGGATGCAAAGGATAAAACCCCCGCGCCATCCGTAACCAATGTTTGACCTGCCGTTCCATCAGCAATAGGCAGCGCAAGCGTCAGATTGCTATTAGTGTTTCCAGATTGCAGAGTGGTCGTTCCTGTTCCACTCGCATTTCCTTGAATTTTTAAATTACTCATGTTGATTCCTTAATTAAGAACTAACCATTTTTGACCAGTACCCACCGTTACCGCTATCCCAGTATTTACAGTAACAGGGCCAACTGATAGGCCGTTTTTGGCCGATGATATAGTGTAATTAGACGCGATTATCTGATCGTTCTCCAAAATATTGGAAGAACCGCCGCCTGATGCCGCAATTGTAATAGCTCCGGCGGCATTTGTGATCGTTATGTTCGTGCCAGCCGTTAGCGTTGCTTTGGTTAGCGTGTTGCCGGTGGAGTTACCAATTAACAGTTGGCCATCAGTAAAGCTAGTTTGACCTGTACCGCCATTAACCACTGGCAAAGTACCTGTTACGCCGGTAGATAAAGGCAAACCGGTCGCATTCGTTAATGTACCGCTGCTTGGTGTGCCTAAAGCACCGCTTGGCGCAACATAATCAGTGCCAGCCGTTGCAGCACTTGCTACGCCAGACGTTGCTTTAACAAGACCGGTTAGCGTTGCACGTTTAATTACTTTGCCGGTTGTGCTGCTAAACAAGGCTAATTCAGAATCAACTGAAGAAGCTGGGCCAACCACATCACCTGAACCAGCGGGGGTACTCCATAATGGATTAGTGCCGTCGGTGCTTAAAAACTTCCCTGAATTGCCTGTCTGGTCTGGCAAACTTGTGCCACCACCCCCACCGGCACCGCTTGCGCCTTGGTTGATGATGATTTTTAGGCGATCAGTAATGTCTGGTGGTAGTATTTCACCCGCATTGATCTCACGACCATTGGATAGGGTGATTACTAGGCTGTTGTCGAAGTCCAAACGTATATCAGCAATCGATATACCGTCAGCACCGTCCAAACCATTGATACCATCCACACCATCGCGGCCATCACGACCTGCTAGACCGTCTTTTCCATTCTTACCGTCACGACCGTTAACCCCATCACGGCCATCCGTACCATCGCGACCATCCTGAATGTTAGCAATGCGCGACTCCAGCATTGAATAAACGCTGTCGTACTTGCCTTCTAGGTCGCCCTTCATCTTCTGAAGTGCTTGAATGACCGCTTGAGCGTTTTCGGCTGCTTTTTTCTTCTGCATTGCCCTAGCTTCGGACACCGTATTGTTTACAGAGTCAAAAAGGCTGTCGGGAACCTGATCCACATTAAATAGTTTGTCAATATCCATTATTGCATTCCCTTTTGCAGTTCATCAAGGAAGTCATTTTCAGCATCGACAACATTATCCTTGGCTTTTGACATTTGCAGTTCGACAATCTTTGACTTGTTCTTAATATCCGCTTCTTTGAGCATCAATTCAGCGACCTTGACGCGCTTGTCAAACTCTTTGGATGCCAAATCGGCCTGATTAGGCAGGTTAGCCGTCAATCCTTGCTGAATCTTAGCCTGAACTTCCAGGGGTTTTAGCTTGGTGTCGATCATAATCTTGGTTGCTTCAGCACGATTCTGTTCAGCCTGAGTCGTATTGACCGCGATCTGAGCTTGTGCTGCTTGCAAGGCCAACTGTTCTTGAACCAGCTGCTTTTCTTGTGCCGCTGGATCAACTTGACCCATTGAATCCAAGCGCGCCATCAGTTCAGCACGGTTAGAAAGCGAGCTATTTGCGACAATTCCCTTAAGAATGATAGGCAAAACAGGCGTATCAGGGCCAAGAGTCTGCAACAAACTGATAAATTGAGCCTGTTCGTACTCACGCGCAATAATGCCCAACGTAGCGGTCGGAATGAAGACCATATCGACCGATGGATAGCGCTCTGGATCGAACTGCATAAAGCGGTACGCTGCTTTGTTGATGAACGGAATCAAAAAGTCTTCTTGGAAGTTCACCAGTGTTCGCTTGTACTTCTTGATGATCGAGGCAACAGCCATCGACATACCAGTACCCGCTGCATCGCGTCCAACCGCAGACACCATGCCGTTAGAATCTAACGTGCCGGTCGCTTGCAAGAGCATTTGCTGGAATTTCTCAGCCGTTGTAATGCTTGAGCCGTCTGTCTGGCCAAACTTGAACGGATACAGAATCTCATTCGGGTTGCCGTTGGTGTAGATTGCTTTGCCTGGCATGATTGTTAGCTTCGCACCCCTTGGTAAGCGGGTAGCGTCCACGGCCATCATAGGTGAGGCTGTTAGTGCCAAAGAATCCAAGTGAGTGCGCACTTGCGCATCAATGGATTTTTGCATATTGTAGGCTTTTTCGATCGTTCCACGGCCAGGCAATCTGTTTGGCACCGTGTCAGCCTGATAAGTCAGTACAGGACGATCCTTCATCATGTACGGACTCTCTTCAGCTTTTAACAACAGGCCGTCGTTAGCAATCACAATGATCGCCTCGACCATATCTTGATAGTCTTCAGCCGCTGAATCATCAGGGAACAGCTCGACGATGTCTTCGTTTTCAACTTTTTGCAGGTACTCGCGGGGGACTAAGCCGTAATACGTCAAAAGCAGTACCTTCTCATCTTGGTACTGGCTAATCTCTTGGGTTGGCTCTAAATCCGTATCTTCGTAGGTCGGGGTGATGTTGACCTTGCGGTATATACCACGCTCGATACCACGCACCACCTTGTGGATAGAGACATACTTCTCAATGGCCACACCCATGCAATCCTCAACGGTCGTGCCGTTTGGATCCCATAGGAAATTCTTAGGGTTGATTGGCATCGGCTTGACCGACACGCGCATTTTCTCAACGGTTCCGATGGCGGCTTGTGATTCGCCAGGCATTGGCATGGTTGCTGGAACCAATTCCTTTTCCATTGATGTGACAATCTCAGCAATGCCAGTGCCGTAAATCTCAGCCAATAGCACCACTTGGTCAACGTGCTTGCGCAACTTGTCACGCTTAAAGTCTTCCATCATCTGGAGCTTTAAGAACTCGACATCCATTGGGTCGCCATTGACATCTTTGATATCGTCTTTGATGTCAAAGAATTCGCCCGAACCAAAGATCGCTTCGATAATCTCAGCGTGTCTGGTTTCAACGGCTTGTTGGGTGGCGGGGGTTACAATGCGTGAGCGCTCTGACTCTCTTGTCTTATCTTCCGACGCCCATTGGCCACGGAAGATGCGCTCATACTCTTCCCAATCGGGCAGGAAGTTAATATCGCGATACGTTCTCCACC